ATAGTTTAAGAAAAGTAACAGTACCCGAAGAATTAATAGCAAATGGCACTTATGTAAATCCTTCAGGAGAATATAAATTAACCCATTGTGTTAATGTCTGTGGTAATGCACCATGTGAAGAAGAAATAACCCTAGTTGAATTTAAATTGGATATGAATGAATATCCTGATGAATATAACCAACCTTATGTAACGGGAGAATTTAGTAATTGGACTGACCAATATCCAATGGAAGATGAAGATGGTGATGGTATATGGGAATTAGGAATAGAACTTCCCGAAGGTACTTATTTATGGAAATTTATGTTAGATAATTGGGCAGACTCAGAATTACCAGCGGGTGTGACAGATTCTTCAGCATGCTTTATACCTGATGGAAATGGCTTTATAAATAGAAGTTTAGATGTTGTTATTGGTGATAGTATTTCTCTTCCTTTAGTTTGTTGGGAATCATGTTTACCCTGTGGAGCAGTTTTAGGATGTATGGACCCAACATCGCAAAATTACAACCCCTGGGCTACTATAGATGATGGTTCTTGTTCAGTAATACCACAATGTGAAGAAGGGCAGACTTTATTGCAAATAATTTATACCGGAGATAACTGGCCGGGAGAATCTAGTTGGATTTTATATGGAGATAATAACGGAGTAGATGTTACTTATGCAAGTGCACCTCAAGGATCATACAACTCAGCTCCTCCTGGAGTACCCCTTTCTACTTATGTATGTGTTGATCAAAATAGCACATTAGACTTAGTTATTGAAGATAGTTATGGAGATGGTTTAGCTGGTACTACATCTGGAGGAACTGTAGATGGAAATATACAAGTTATAGCCTGTGATGGAACTATTTTATATGATTTATCAGAAAATTTCCCTAATTCAAATTTTGGTTATTTAGTTACTACCCCTCAATTTACTCCTGTTACTTGTGAAAGTGAAAGTGAAGTAGAAGGCTGTATGAATCCATTTTCAACAACCTATAACCCACTAGCTACAGTAGATAATGGAAGTTGTGGTCCTCCTAGAATAGAAGGATGTACTGATCAAGATTCATTCAACTACAACCCAGATGCTAATACTAGTGAAGTAATGCAAGGTACATATACATTAGAGATATTTGATGGAGCTTCCGATGGTTGGAACGGTACTTGGTTAGGTTTAACTCAAGGTAATTGGGTATCTCCTCAATATCAAATAGGTGCTAACGATGGTGAGAGTATTTCTTTTGAAGTACAGTTAAACATTTATGAACCTATTGAAGCTTTCTTATTTACTACTCCTAATTCTAATCAAACATTAGCTCAAATAGGATACACTCTAACAGGCCCTTTAGGAGATAAAATTATAGATGTAGGATATTGGCAAGCAATACCATATCCTTTCGTATTAGAAGCGACCACTCCAACTTTTGGAGATACTTGTATTCCAATTATAGAAGGGTGTATGGATGAAAATTCATTAAATTATATAGAATTAACTGGAGATCCTTTAGTTGATGTAAATACTGACGATGGTTCTTGTATTCCAGTTATAGAAGGATGTATGAACCCATTAGCATTTAACTACAATCCAGATGCTACAGTAGATGATGGCTCCTGTGTTGAAGTAGTAGTAGGATGTATGGACCCAGATTCATTCAACTACAACCCAGATGCCAACACAGAAGGTGATTGTATTCCAGTTATAGAAGGATGTATGGATGAAACTTCATTCAATTACAATGAGAATGCTAATGTAGATGATGGTTCATGTATTGCAGTTGTAGAGGGATGTATGGATGAAAATTCAATTAATTATAACCCAGATGCTAATACAGATGATGGAAGTTGTATTCCGATAGTAGAAGGATGTATGGATCCAGATTCATTTAATTACGACCCTAATGCAAATGTAGATGATGGAAGCTGCGTACCTGTAGTATATGGTTGTATGGACCCAGATTCATTCAACTACAATCCAGATGCTAACACTGATAATGGAACTTGTGAAGCAGTAGTATTCGGATGTACAGATCCAGATTCATTCAACTACAACCCAGATGCTAATACCGATAATGGTACTTGTGTTCCCGTGATTCTAGGATGTACAGATAATACATCATTCAACTATAATCCAGAAGCTAATACAAATGATGGTTCCTGTATTCCTATATTAGCAGGCTGTACAAACCCAGACTCATTTAACTATAATGAGTTAGCAAATACTGATGATGGAAGTTGTATAGATGTAATTTATGGTTGTACAGATAACACCTCTTTAAATTACAACCCAGAAGCAAATACAGACGATGGTACCTGTGTTCCAATTTTATATGGCTGTATGGATCCAGATTCATTTAATTACAATGCATTAGCAACTGTAGATGATGGAAGTTGTATTCCTGTAGTAGAAGGATGTACAGATAATACTTCATTAAATTACAATCCAGATGCTAATACCGATGATGGTAGTTGTATCCCTCTTTTATACGGCTGTATGGATCCTAACTCATTTAACTACAATGCACTAGCGACTGTTGACGACGGTAGCTGTATTCCAATTGTAACAGGTTGTACAGACCCTGATGCATTAAATTACAACCCAGAAGCTAATACAGAAGATTATACCTGTATAGAAAAAGTATACGGCTGTATGGATCCTGATTCAGTAAATTATGATCCTGAAGCTAATGTAGATAATGGTACTTGTATTACTGCAGTAGTAGGTTGTATGGATCCTGAATCTTATAACTATAACCCAGAAGCTAACGTAGCAGATCCAGATGCTTGTTTATATGATGCTGGTTGTATTACAGGACCAGGTGAACCATATTGGTTAAATAATCAATGCTATGCTTGGGTAATTGACGTAGATAATTATTGCTGTGAAAATGAATGGGATCCAATTTGCCAAGAAACTTATAACTACTGTGAAAACGGATGGCCAGAAGGAATGGATATAGACGGTATGTTCTCTAGAGGACTAGATAATGTAAGTATAATTGTTTATCCAAATCCTACAGACGGTATAATTAATATAGCAACTAACCTAGACATTACTTACTCAGTACGTGATTTATTAGGTAAAATTATAATTCAATCTTCGGATAAAAAACAATTAGATTTATCTAATGTAGAGTCAGGAGTTTATTTCTTGTCTATTAATCATGAAGGTCAAATATTTAACAAAAGAATAATTATAGAATAAAATGAAAAAATTATTAATACTACTTTTAGTAATCCCATTTTTGGGTTTTAGTCAAGAATCTGAATCTAAATTTAAAAAAGAACTAAAGAAAACATTTAAATTTTCTACTATTTTTGCTGCGGTAAATGGGGGAACATCTTTAGCAGACAAAAATCAATTTTCAGTTAATACTGGAACTTTAATCCAAGACGTAATTGAAACCCCTTTTGATTATTCTTTATCATTAGGTATTAGAAAAATTGCCCGTTTTCAATATGAAAATAGAGCTAATGTATTTTATAATGGTACAGAAGAATCATATTCAGATAATGCTACATTAGGTAAAATAAAAGGATTTGAATTTTTATTTGAAGCTGATTATAGAAGAATACAAGGCGAAACATATTTAGACCAGCATCACTTTTTAAGATATGTAGCTGATAATTGGGTAGCTAAAGTAGAATATCTAGTAGGAGGTTTTATTGATATAGAGTACTTTCAAGCTTCTCAAAGATATAAACATAATATAACTAAAGAACTTTCTATTAATTTAGGGGTTGCACAAAGACTCTCTAAACCTTATGGATACGATCCTTTACAAGAGTGGATGTTAAGTAATGGTAATTTACATTACACCTATTTAGCTCTACAGGAAGGTTATAATGTAAACTTTAACGGAGGAGGAGATATAGAATATCTTAACCCTCAAGGAGCAGTAGTAGCAACGAGTACCGAAGTATGGGAAGAAGTAATTATTCCTCAAGTATTAGTTAATTACGTAGAGAAAAAAGAAGACCAAGCTCCATTAAGATTAGAATATTCAGCCATATTCGGTTTCGATTATTATAAATACACTAAAAACTTCTGGTTACATGCTTGGGGTAATGTAATGCCTATACATATAAAAGGTGGTGATACATTTTCTTTTCATAATTATAATGGAGGCCAATGGACGGACTATTCTGGAGGTTTAATATTTGGTTATAAATTAACTAAGTCATTAGGATTATTTGCAGAAGGAACATACAATAAATATTGGAATAGAAATTGGCATAATTTTTCAATGGGAGTTAATTATATAATTTTTTAAAAATGGCAAAAGAATTAAGTGAAAATACCAGCTTTACCGTTAGCATCCAGACACTAATAGGTATTGCATTTGGGATAGCAACAGTAGTAGGAATGTGGTTTGCATTGCAATCTGACATACAAGAAGCAAAAGAACTTCCAATACCCCCTCCACCCGATGTAACTAGAATGGAATATGATATGAAGGATCAGTTAATCCGTCAAACAATTATGTCTACTCAAGAAGATGTAAAGGAACTAAAAGAACGTCTTGTTAGAATGGAAGAGAAAATTGATAAACTAAGATAAATTTATTATGAAAAAGTTTTTAATATTACCTATTTTATTATTATCTTCTATAACTATGTTTAGCCAGGTAGAAGTTAAATATTTTAATGCTGCTTGGAATGCATCTAATGAAATAAAATGGGTAGATAAACTATCAGATTGTGATATTAAAAAATATGATATAGGATCAAAACCTGAAGATGCAGGTAAATTTAAAGTTGTTGTTGTTCCAACTATATTAATATTTCAGGATGGAGAAGAAGTTGAAAGATACCAAGCAGATATTAGTTTTAAAATGGCAGCAACAAGAGAAGAACTTCAAGATTATATTGACGAACTTATAATGAGCGCTTTTTAGTTAATATTTATAATTGACAAACTAGTTACTAATTAAATTGTTATTTTATGTTAAACAAATTAAAACAAAAGTGGATGGCCTTTAAAGACATTTTTAATGATAAAAACGATATAAATGAAAAAACTGTAGTTGGTTTTGCTTCATTTGCTATCATGACTATATTTGCTGTAGTAGATTTAGTAACAGGATACTTTGGTAAAGATTTAGTAATTAATGAATTTATATATGATTCCTTTTTATTTATTACCTTAGGTAGCTTTGGTATTGCTGAAATTGGAAAAATATTTGGAGATAGAAAATAATGAAAAAAAATATAATATCAATATTATTTTGTATAATGCTTCTAGTACCTAGTTGTGCTACTTCTAAACCAACAACTCAAAAACCACCACAACCACAAGAAGTAGTTAGTGGTGAAAATGATCCAATAATGAAATTATTACTTTCAGGACTTATTATATTATCAGTTAATTTTCTATTCACAAAATAAAATAAATTATGAGTTGTTACACTAGAGAACAAGTAGAAGCTGCTATGGCTAGTAAAGGTTATAAATACTTTACAGGAGGAGACTATGATGTTAACATTATTGGCATCAGAAATTCAAAAACCAAAAATAGAGTTACTAATGCATTTGATGACTGTATTACTTTATCTTATAAAATAGAAGGCGAGTGGCAATTTCATTGCTTTAAATGTACTACAGATCCTGGAACACATTGGGTAGAAAACGTAATGAATGATAAAGGAGTAGCAATTTTAAAACCAGGTCAATATAGAAGCTCTCATAAACTAAGACTCCATGCTGGAAAATATTTAGCTTTAGGCCAACAAAAACCAGTTAAAGTATATAGAGACAATAATAGAGATAGTAAATATGATCTACTAGAAGAAAATGTAGATGAAGGCATATTTGGGATTAATATTCATAGAGCAACTGGAAGATCAGGAGGTAAATCTACTAGAGTAGATAAATGGTCAGCTGGGTGTCAAGTTATAGCTGATAACGATGACTGGTATGAATTTTTAGATGTTTGCCAATCAGCTAGAGAAATATGGGGTAACTCATTTACATATACATTATTAGAAAGTAACGATATAAGTTAATAATTGAAAACAACACAAACCATATTAGCCTTTACAAGTATGTCCATAGGATTTATATGTTCTTATTTTATGGAAATTACAATGCAAAATGCAGAACAATATCTAGCTATCACTACTTTAGTATTTGCTGATGGGTTTTTTGGTATAATAGCTGGAGTAAAAAGAGAAGGTTTTAAAACTTACAAAGCAATTAAAATTTTAAGGACATTAATTTTTTGGGTTATTATGTTAACCCTAATATTAGTTATCGAAAAAAGTATCCCAGGGGCTGGGTGGTTAAGTGAAACCATGCTTATGCCTCTAGTAATATTTCAATTAATAAGTACAGTAAAAAATGCATCAATGGCAGGATTTATTAAGGGCGAAATATTAAACCAAATTTTAGATAATATAGATAAACATAAAGGCCTTAGAAAATAGGTTGTCTTAGTTTTACTTCTTTACTATATTTATAATCATGCTTAAAAACATTAAACAAGGAATGTTCCCATTCCTAATTGGATTTTCTGCCCTATCAGTTTCGGGTTCAGCTGCTTTCTATTCAGTTAGTGGCTTGAGCAAACTTTTTGCTGGAGCTAGTTTAGAAGTTATTATAATGGCTGGTTCATTAGAATTTGCTAAATTAGTTACAGCTTCCCTTTTATATCAATATTGGGATACAATTAACAAAACATTACGTACTTATTTATCCATTGCTACTATTATATTAGTATTAATTACTAGTATGGGTATTTATGGGTTTTTAAGTGCGGCTTACCAAGAAACATACTCTAAACTTACAGCAGTAGAAAACCAAAAAGAATTTATCCAACAAAAAATAGATTTTTATAAAAATGATGTAGATCGATATGATACGGAAATTGAAAGAATATCTAGTAATATTAGTACTTTATCTAATGCCAAAGCCTCATCAATCCAGGTACGAGACACCTCGGTGGTTGGGGGCGTTAGATCAACCATCTCAACAACGGAACTTAGAATGGCGCAGAATCGTATTAATATTGAGGAGGAAAATCGTAAAATGGCGCAAGGAAAGAGGGAAATAGTAGCTGATTCACTTCAAAAATTTCAATTGCAAGTACTAGAACTTGATAATAATAACGAAGTTGCTGGAGAATTAGGACCACTGCAGTATTTATCGGGTTTAACCGGTATATCCATGGATAAAATTATAAACTGGTTATTACTTATTATAATATTTGTATTTGATCCCCTTGCTATATCTCTTGTAATAGCAGCTAACTTTGCTTTTGAAAAAGCTTACCCAAAAAAGAAATATAAAGAAAATTTATATGGCGAAAAAATAGAAGATATTGAAGTTAAAGATGCTGAAGAAATAAAAACTCAAGATGAATTTATGGCTAATCTAGATAGGATTGAAGAACAAAAACACTGGAAAGCCAGACAACAAGAAATTAAAGATTGGGAAGCAGCAGAACAAAGAATGGAAATTATAGGACAAAATGGTAATGATGGTAATCATTATAATGAATTAGACTTAAATAAAGATGGGAAAGTTGATAGTAATGAATTATTTCAAGCAAAACAAGAATTAAAACAACTTAAAAGTTCAATTATTGGGATAACTAAAAGTTCTAATAAAGTAGATAAGGCTTTAAAAAGAATAAAAGTATTGGAATCAGAAATTATAAGGTTAGAAGAAGATGATTTAACTAAAACTTATTAATGAAAAGTTTTTTAAAATTTCTTATAATATGGATTAGTCAAAATTTAGCTATTCCTTTTTGGGTAGTAGGTCATATTCACTTATCAATTCATAATTTTCATGATTTAGTAGAAATTGGAGCTTCTATAGGTATGAATATTATAGTAGCAGTTGGTTTTTTTCTTGATTATAAACAATCCAATAAAGATTTGGATACCTGAATAAGGGTTCGTATATTTAGGTATAGAAAAAAATAAAGGTCATGAAAAAATTTATCAAAAAGTACAAATCCCAAATCGATACAGTATCAGGTTTTTTGTTTATTGCAGCAATATTTTATACATTATATTTTGTTTTATGGGTAGTTTGTCCTTGTTAATAGTTTTAAAATAAAGTTTATGTTTGATATACCTATGTCAAGAAAAGAAGTAGATAAGCAATTATCTCAATATCAAAAAATAAATTACAACCAATTTAGGTGGTGGAGAAGCTATCAACCAAAGAATAAACCACTTGATAACCGTAAACCTCTTCGTGAGCGTATATTCAATGGTGATTTTGATTTTTCATGTTATAAAGCTCAACAATATCAAGTTGAATATCAATTAAATGATATATTAAAAGAATGTGATATGGATTATGCCAAATACCTAGAAAAAACTCAGGTTATTAGAGCACGAAGAAAACGTCTAATGGAAGACTTTGAAAAAGATGAAGCTGAGAGATTACGTTCTTTAACAGTTGAATTTACAAAATATTTCAAATGTAATAGAGAACAAGTTGAAAAAGAAATGTTAGAATGTAGTGGCTCCCTGATAGATCTTTATTATATTATAGAAGAAAAGTATAAAATAGTCCATATGCCTGTTCCATTAAAGCGTAGAGGACGACCAAAAAAAGTTATATAAATGAAAGTATCACATGAAGTACCTCGCTGTTTATTAACAGCATCCCCTGAATTTAATGATTACGATTATGCTCTACCTCACTTGTTTGATCAAGATGAAGAATATTTACAATATTTTATGGACGCTAAAGCAGATGGTCGTTATATTATAATGGATAATTCACTTCATGAATTAGGAGAAGCATATGATCATGAAAGATTACGTTATTGGGTTAGTGTAATAGAACCAGATGAATTTATAGTACCTGATGTTTGGATGAGATGTGCTGAAACTGCGGCACAAGCTAAATACTGGAAACAATTTAAATATCCTAAAAAAACTAAACTTACAGCTGTAATTCAAGGTGAAAATAAAAACCAAGCATATTTGTGTGCTAACCTATTAGCTGGGTTAGGATATAACAAATTATGTGTATCATATGGTGCTACTTGGTATAACGATTTCTTCCCACATACTAACGCAGATATGGGAAAAGCATTAGGTAGAGTACGATTTGTACAAGGTCTATTTAAATTAAACCAATTAAAAGATATTAAATTCCATTTACTAGGTTGTTCAATACCACAAGAATTTGGTTGGTATGATAATAATCCAAGAATAGAATCAATTGATACTTCTAACCCAG